AGCCCGGCAACATCAATCCCGTTTATTACGCGCTGGAAGCATTGGCAAGAAACGATATTGAAGCCGAAGAAACGGCTGATTTTGAAGATATTAACATACCATTAGAATCATGAATAATTCAGAAATACAGATACAGTTCCCCCGTCCGGGTCAGTGGGATGAATTCACCCTGACGCCCATTTATCAGGACGCGGACGGTTACACCCGGACAGACCGCTACACAGCGGACGAGATACCAGCGGAACAGGCTCCGGCAATGGAGTCCGTAGTTGCTGCGCTGGTGGGATTGGGTGAGGACTGGCAGGCGGTGCAGGTGTGGGCGCGGCTGGGAAAAGATGTCCTGACCCTTGCGGAGGATGGTGCCTATACAATGATTGATGCGGTATCTTTGACCGTTGAGGCCGTCCATGCGGAGACCAAAGGCCGCAGGATTTTTACAGTCTCGGACTACCCGGCTTTTATCCTGACCGACCCCGCCGCCGTGGAGTTTTTCAAGCACTTCACTACCTCTACCAATAACAACATAATCATATGACTACTAATAATCAATGCAATCATGCCGAGGCTATCGCCAGAGAAATGCACATGTACTATGCAGCCCAGGCACACAATGAGTCCAACACTCCAATCCCTCACTGGGCAGACCTGACGGAAAACGATCAACAAGGATGGATTGCCGTAGCAAATACTGCCCTCCCGATCATCGGTAAGCATGCGCTGGGGGATGTCCGTGACTATCTCGGTATTAAGGCTGCCGGCAAGTCTAGCTGGTGGGAAAAGGCCCTGTATGCCGCCGGAGCAGTTATTGCCGGGGCTATCCTTGGCGGCTTGGGAATGTCTCTCTCCGGCTGCGGCCATTCCGTGGACGTGACGCCGGAAAAGACGGTGGTATGCAAAGACGGCTCCTGCCTCGTCATTGAGCAGGGGCATATTTCCTATTCCCAGGCCCTGCCGGAAACGGACGTTCCGCCCGTTGTTCAGATCGTACCTTCCAAGAAATAAGGCCATGTGCAAACCCCTCAAGGAATATCTGGGAGTGATCCGCGATTATACGCGTGAGATCGTCACCTTCGGCGGTTTTGTGATAGCCGTGTTCATCTACCTGGATTTCCGCGAGGTGGTGAAGGAACAGGCTACCAACGCGGCCCATACGGCGGAGATCCTGCGGACGATGGATACCCGTCTCCAGCATTTGGAGAATTACCACCAGCAACAGCTTAAACAGCGAGATTAATTCCAACTGTAAAGTTTTTCTTACAAGTTCCCTTTAGTTAATAATCAATAGTTTCCGCATGCCTACCCTGTACATACTCATTGTGGACGAACCCGGAAAGGAGCAGTGGATGAAAATTTTTCTTACCGAAAGAGACGCCGCTTTTTTCCTGGCTCAATTCAATGAGTGGCATTTGCATGCCAAGTGTCATTGCTACACCGTGGAAGGCAAGCGGCTTGTGCAACTTATCGACAATCTGAACGAATGAATACTACAGAAAGAAAGATGGCTGCGGCCATCCTCCGCTTTGAAGACAGCCGCGTTACCGGGCCGGATTCCCTGCGCGTTTCCCGCCTTCCCGCCGCCGACAAGGGCGGCAAGTGGGAGATTTGCGGCATTTGCGACGGCATTGAACCGACCGTGTTTAACAGATTGAAGGCCCTGCTGGATGCCGGAAGACGTGAAGAGGCCTGGGAAGGTTGTCTCCAGTATGTCCTGGATAATACCGCCGCCGTGCGTTCCTGGCTGGGTTCCGCCGCTTATCCTGGCGTTGAATTCATCCTGCGGGATCATTATTTCAATTCCGGGAGCAGGAATACCGGGAAGATTTTGCAGCGCGCGCTGAATATTCACGGCGCCGGGCTTGTGGTGGACGGGATTGTCGGCCCCAGGACCAGGCAGGAGTTGCAGGACCAGCTGGCCGCCACGGGTGAAGCGGTGTTCCTTATCGCCCTGCAGGAGAAGCGTCAGGCGTTTTACCGTTCGTGCAAGCAGTTTCCTGTGTTCGGGAAGGGTTGGTTGAACCGCTGCGACGATGCGTTCAGCGTGGCGCAGGAGCTTGTTTAGTTGTTTTCATCATTAGTTGTTATGGGATCTATTTTCAAACCTAAAGTGACACAGGCTCCGGCTCCGCCGGTAGTAGAAGAGCCGCTGAATCCGACGGCTACGGAGAAGTCTGTTTCCGATGCTTCGGAGGATGTTCAGACCAAAAGTAAGCGCAGGTTGAAGCTGTCCGATACGGTGAATAATCCGAATCTGTCCGGCGGTTTGTCCACGTTGCGCAAAACCCTGGGATAGCAGCCATGGAGGTACGCGATTACATTTCCCTGGCAGATAATCTGCGCACGGAACGCGCCGCTTTTGAAGGCGGCTGGGATGAAATGCGCCGTATTATCATGCCCAGGGCTACGGGCAACGCTTATCCCGACCGCGTACCTGATCACAGCGGCGGATTGGAGCATAGCGACGTCGCCAATAACAGCCTGAAGAAGCTGGCATCCGCCCATTTGACTTATATTACGCCTTTGGACAGGCGCTGGTTTACCTTGCGCCCGGTAGGTTTTAATAAGGATGGGAATCAGGCTTTGAATGATTGGTACAGCAAGGTTACGGAGGTGATGGAGCGGGAACTTGCCGTTTCCAATTTTTATTCAGTGATTCATGAGGTTTACCTTGATCGCTGCCTGACGGGAACCGGCTGCATGTTTGCCGAGATGAATATTAACAGGCAGCTGATTTTCCGGCACATTCCCACGGGAACTTACGCTATCGCGGAGTCGGAGTCAGGGGATGTTGATACGCTGGTGCGCTGGTTCCGGCTGACGGCTCACCAGGCGGCGCAGAAGTGGAAGGAGGAGGCTCTGGGCCCAAAAGTGCGGAGAGCGCTCAAGGATGCCAGGAGACGCTATACGGATTCTTTCGAGTTTGTGCAATGCGTCCTGCCTAACCCGCAGGGCAAGCTGTTGTCCGACCATGTGCCGCCTGGCAAGAGAGCGTGGAAGGACGTCATTATTTCGTTGGACGATAAGAAGATTGTGTTTGAGAGCGGTTTTTTCGAATTTCCGTTTCTGGTGACGCGCTTTCTGCGCTGGGGAGACAGCCCCTACGGGGTGGGACCGGCATGGTTCGCGCGGCGCACGATCCGCATGGCTATCGACATGGAGAAGATTCTTTACACGCTGGGACAGACAAAGGCTTATCCGAGGCTTTTCCTGCTGGCAAATCAGTATGGGGAGGTGGATTTGCGCGCCGGAGGCCAAACCGTCATTTCTCCGGAAGCGGCGGAACTTGGCTTGCCGCGCGAATGGGGCACACAAGGGGAGTATGATATCGGGCTGGAATACCTGCGGGGCCTGTACGCCAAGATTGAAGAGGCTTTTTACGTTCCCATGCTGGAAACCGTTTCCCGCATCGACCGCCAGATGACGGCTACGGAGGTGGCGGCCCGGGAAGCCGAGAAGGTGCTTGGGTTTACGCCTTCTTTTACGTTGTTTGTGAGCGATTTCAGGATGATGTGCCAGCGTATTATGGCCCTGTTGTACCGCACCGGGAAGCTTCCGGAGCCGGTTCAGGGCGTGTTTGAGGTCAACCGGCGGGGCGCTCCTACACGCCTGGCCGTCCCCCAGGTTCAGTTCATGGGCAAGATTGCCCAGGCGATTGCACGTACACAGACGGACGGCTTGATGACGGCTCTTGAGTCTATCGGCACTTTGTCGCAGATGACCGGCCGACCGGAGCTGCTGGATATTGTGAATCTCAATAAGGCCGGGGAATTGATTTACGATTCCAAGGGCGCCCCGATGGAGTGCAAGGCGACAGAGGATGAGGTGAAGGAGAAGGAGACTGAAAGGAAGAATCAGCAGGAAGCGGCCATACAGGCAGCCATTGCCGAACAGTCCTCCGTGGCTAACAGGAATAATGCCCAGGCCCAGCAGGCTTTACAAACGACATGAAGACAGACCCCACCAATAAGTACGAACAGTACATGAAGCGCCGCAGAAGGATTTTCCGGGAAGCATTCAGGAATCCGGAAGTCCTGGAGGAGCTGAAGAGACATTTCCAGACCGATCTTCCCTGTTTCCAGGGGAAGGCCGGTTCTTACGACCCCCTTGACGCTATGCGTCGAGACGCCTACCGCGAGGTGGTTTTGTTCATCGAAGCGGTCATGGGCAATCATTACGAACCAGAAGAAGAGATATAGAAGAAGTACCATGATTTTATTTAAGTTGTACCATAACCGGTTTCTTTTTGAAGAGGCTCCGGAGAATGGAGGCGGTGGCGGAGGAGGTTCCGCCGCCTCTTCCGCTTCCGGACGTCCCAGCCTGGCTAATCCTGCACCGGAGCCGACTCCGGCGGATGATAAGCAGCCGAACCCTCCTCCCCCATCGGATCCGGGTTCTCCGCAGGGAGATCCGCCTTCCCAGGGGGATTACGTGTTGACGTTCGATGATACGTTTTCCGGAGACGAGACGCTGCAGCAGTTGCTGACCGAGACCGGCAAGGCCCACGGGCTTCCTGTCGAGGGGCTTTCCGCGTTTATCAAGGATATGGATGCGCGTCTGGCGGCCAAAGCGACCGAACAGAAGCAGGCGCAGGATGCCGCCATGGAAGAGGCCTGGAGACAGCTGGATGGAGAGTGGGGCCGGGACAGCGACGCACGCCAGATGCGCGCCATTCAAATGGCCGGGAGGTTGTGCCGCATGGCCGGTATCGACCAGAGCGTGTTTAATGAGATGGGCATTGCCGATCATCCGGCCATGTACAGGATTCTGGATGCAGTAGGCCGGATTCTGGACGAGCCGGCTCTTCCGGCGCCTCCCGGACGGCAGGAACAGCAGGCCCGCGGCGAAGCCCGGCGCATGATGCACGATCCGGAACACCCGGATTATTCGGCATTCCACGATTGCGACCATCCGCGTTTTGCCGAGGTGAGGGCCAAGTATATGCGACTGATGGGTGCGTAAGCAGATATTGCTTTTCCAGCAAGCCCTGTTTCCTTTTTGGGAGCAGGGCTTTTTTAAGGAAGAAGTTCCGGCAGGGATTTCGCAGCGGAGCGCAGCTGATCCGCGGAGGGGCGGATGTACACGCTATGCACGGCGGAAGAGTCATGCCCCACCAGCTCCATGGCCAGCCCCTGCGATACGCCTGATGCCTGCAACAACGTGGCCGCCGTGGCCCGAATGCTGTGGAAGGACTTGCTGTTCATCCTCCGTCTGCGGCCGCCGGCCGCTCCATGCACCACGCCGATGCCATGGGTGCGCAACAGGAGGCCGAATTGATAGGACGCGCCATCCCCCAGGGCCAGCAGGGGCGCGTGAAGCAGTTCATCCGCCGGTTCCCCCGCTTCCTTCCAGCGGGCAAGCGCCCATTGGTAAAAGCCTTCTCTCATGGGCTGGTCCATCCAGCGCCCCGTTTTGCCCGTGTCAAAGCGCACGATGCGGCGTTCCCAGTCAAACTGATTCCAGTTGAGGCGCAGAATATCCCCCAGCCGCTGGCCAAAGGTCTCAAACGAGCAGCGCACCGCGGAACTCCACAGGGGCGGGAAATGCTCAATCATGTAGCGGATCTCGTCGAGCGTGAAGGCTTCCTTGTGCAGCTTTTCCCCGGCACGGTCCGGGGGAATGGAAACGCCGGCGCACGGATTGCGGTCAATTACTTCTGAATCCACGGCATCCGCGAATGCCTGGGAAAGAACGGACATATCCTTGTACACAGTCTTTTGCCGAACCAGTTCGCGGCGAGCCGCCACAAAGCCTTTGATGTCCGCCTTGGTGATCAGACGAAGCGGGGCGTTCGCCCGCGCTCCCAGATACTCGTAAAAATGCTTGCAGGCGGTTCTGGCATTGTAGGCCGTCTGTTCGGAGACAAGAGCCGCCTTGCGCCCAACAAATCCGTCACACCAGGCACGCACGGAAACATTGTTGTGCGCCTGGTATTCTTCCGCTTCCGCGCAGGCTATCTGCACGCCCCGCTGGTAGGCGATACGTTCCGCCAGTTTGGCCGTGATCCGGTCTCCTTCAAATTCTCCGCCATTCACAGGAACTTTCGTGGAACGGCGCTTCATCTTGCCGTCCGGCCCCTGAAATGTCACCATCCAGTAGGGCGAGGATTTTTCCTTGTTGATGGACAGACGCCCCTTGTAAAAAGGTTTGCTCATACCTGTAATATCTTCTGTAATGGTTTTGTAATAAGGTTCGCGTAAGAAAACCTACGCGAACCTTATTCATAATCCCCTACGTTATCAAGGTTTACGTAGGTTTTCTTACAGAAACTTTTGGCGGAGAGAGTGGGTGTTAAGTTTGTTTTTATAAATGATTTGCTTCAATTTGTAACACTTCTGTAACGTCTGTATGACAGAGACAAGATGCCGAATTGGAGATTCTGCAACTGAATTGACACTCGGCAACTTGCAAATGTGCGGTTTCTGTCCCCTGATGGAAGCATGCCAAGTAATTACACTTTACCCATCTCCGATCTTTATCAGGAGACTTACGATAACCAGTGGCAGGAGCAGGTTCAGCAGGCTACGTCCCGCCTGGAACGTTTCTGCGTGATCAAGTCCGGTTTGACGGGCAAGCTTCAGGAGTTCAGTTTTGTCGGTACTACGGAGCTGAATGAGAAGCAGGGCCGGATGCAGGATATTGTGTTGGACGAGCTTGATTATTTCAAGCGCCGGATGCTGCCGGTTAGTTTTTCGAAGCATTTGGGCTATGATGAGGATGACGATATTTTCCTGCACGGCCTGGACGCTCCCGTGACGCAGACGATTAACGCGCTGAAGTACGCGGCCGCCCGCAAGATGGACGATGTTTTGTTCGGCCTGAAGAAGCAGGGAGGGGTATATGTGCCGTCCAAGGGCGGCATTTTCGGGACGGCGTTTGCCGGCAATGACGGCATGGAACAGCTGGAATTGCTGGAGGCTAATGTGGTGGCAGTCGATTATACCGGCGGCACGGCTAAGGATTGCCCGCTGACGATTGAGAAGCTGAACCGTGGTATTACGCTGCTGCAGGAGAACGGGATTCTGGATGATGCTTCCAATGCCTACGGCGACCAGGTGTGCTGCGCGATTACTCCCCGCATGCGCGAGGCCCTGATTAATGACGAGCGTCTGCAGAAGGCGGATTTCGGTTTTTCCTCCCTGCGCAAGAGCAACGGCGCCCTGGATCCGATTATGGGGATTCAGTTTATCATTGCTCCCAATTTGCCGCTTGACGAGGACGGGGATATCATTTGCCCGATGTGGATGAAGAATTCCCTGTATTTCGGTTCTTGGAAGCAGAATAAGGTGACGGTGGAGAAGCGCTCCGATAAGGAGGACACGATCCAGATCGGCCTTAAGACGATTATGGGAGCCACCCGCATGCGCGAAGAGGCGTTTGTGCAGATTAAGTGCAAGCAGCTTTCTTAATTAGGATAACAACACATTTTATTTTATTGATTATGGCAACGTATCAAACAGTTATTGCAGAGAAACAGCTTGCCCTTGCGGATCGGACCGGCCTGCCGACGGTGCCGCAGCTGGCGGCCATCCATACCGGCGCCGGGGTCCATGTGGCTACGGCGGAGTTCATCATGCCCGCGTCCCTGGCGGCCGATGACCTGATCGCCATTTGCAATGTTCCCTGTGGAGCCCGCGTGCTGCCGCAGCTTTCCCATGTCGTTTCCGAAGGCGTGGGGACGCTGCAGCTGACCGTGGGAACGAAGGAGGCGGCGGATGCTTTTTCCGCCTCCCTGACCGTGACCGCCGCCGGGACTTATCAGTTGACGAAGGGTTCCCAGGCGGTTTCCACGGGGCCGGTGGATGCTGTGACGATGGTTTACGCGAAGGCGGGCGGAACACCGGCGGTGACCGCCGGCAAGAAGCTTGTTTTTGCTATTGCTTACGGTATTCAGTAGTTTTTTTCCCGTCGGTTTGTCCATAGGGCCGTCTCTGCATGGAGGCGGCCCTTTTTGCTGTTCCGGAGAAGAAACGTTGATTTTCGCCAACTTGCCCCGGTTGAACGCCCTGGGTTATGTTCAGGGGAAATGAAGAGGATTTCCTTTAATGGAGGCGAGCTTTCGCCCGGGATTGCCGCGCGTCCGGATCTGGATGTTTATCATCGCGGGGCGTCCGTGCTGGAGAATGTGGATGTTTCCCAAACGGGGGGAGTTTCCCGGCGGCACGGGATGAGGAGGGTGGCCGCCGCTTTGGAGGGTTCCCTTCTTCTTCCCTATGTTTATTCCACCAATGACCGTTTTCTTGTGGAGGTGGCTCCTTCTCTGCTGCGCGTGTTGTCCGTTGAGGGGGATGTGGTTGCCTCCCTGCCTTCCGTGTGGACGGCGGCTGACATTGCCGCCCTGCGCCACAAGCAGGTGAACAGCATGTTGTTTCTGGCCTGCCCTACGCATGAGCTGATGGTGCTGAGACGGGATGACGAGGGCATGTTTTCCCTGGCGCCCTATGAGTTTAAGGCCCGCCCCTGGCGGTATGAGGAGTTCCGGGATTTTCCGGTGCGCCTGACGCTGGATGAGGGGTGTTACAGGGTGTCTTTCGGGGAGCATGCGTCCGATGCGGACGCGGCGGTGAATGAGGGGGATGTGATGCGCGTCCAGGTGACGGTGCCCCAGCAGACCGGGTTCAGCACGGGGGCCGTGATTCGCCAGGGCTGGATGGTTGCCGGGGCGTTTACGGCGGCCAGCGCTTTCACGGCTGGGAAAAAGCTCTGCCTCAATGAGGGGAGCTATTGGTCCTGGTGGACGTGCGACAGGGATTTTAACGGGGCGGAGGATTTTGTGGACGGCCTGACGTCTCCGGCGGATTATCCGGAGCATTTTCATAAGGGCGTGATTTGCCATTCCAATACGATTACCTGCAAGGGGACCTGGAAGTTTTGGTGCAGTAAGGAGTGGTATGGCACGTATGCCGTGGAGCGGCGTTTTCCCGATGAGGATTGGCAGCTGCTGGGGACGTCCACTTCCATGGTTGGCTCGGCTTCCAATTTGCAGATTACCGGGGACGAGAGCGAAGAGGAGTGCTACCTGCGCCTGATGTTGTATGAGTCCCGGCTTTCCAGCGGTTCCGATCCCAGCCAGGGGTTTCCTCCGGACAGCTGCGGGAATAAGCTGGTGGTGGATGCTTATAAGAAGGATGTGGTGCTGCGGCTGCGTTCCGGCTCCCGGCCTGCTTCCATACAGCGGTTTTCGGTTCCCGCCACGCCGGCGTTGCGGCATTTCCTGACCTGTACGGCGTCTTCCATCCGGGCAAGCCGCGTGTGGGTGGATGAGGTGGAGGTTCCGGGGGCGTCCGCCGTGCTGACGCTGGGGCCCGACGGTGTTGACGTGACGCCCAGGGGGCTGCCCGCGGATGCGCTGGAGGACGGGCAGACGGTCCGGTTTGCCTGGACGGAGCCGCGCAAATCCGGGGCCGTGACGCTGGACGCCCGCGGGATGAGGACGGATTTTTGGCCAGCCGGGGCGAGGTTTGACGTGAATGTGACGGGGAACGCCCTGACCGGAATGGGTGAGGGCGCGGTGGTTCGGTTGACGGCCTGGTCCGCCGGGGATGCGCAGTTTACGACGGTTTGGAAGAGCAGTGCGGATGTGTATACCGCGCCGGCCAGCGGGTTTTATACGGTTAAGGTTGTTCATGATAAGGGCAGTACGCTGGAGGCTGCCGAGTGTCAGGCGGAGTTTTCCGGGGTGGCTTCCGGGGTGGTGAAGCCGGAAGTCCGGGAGGAGATGTCCGCGGCGGGGTTGTCCACCAGCGACGTGTTGAAGTTGACGCTGCCTTTGGAGGGCGATGCGTATGATTATTGCGTGTATGCCGGGTTGCCCGCAGTGAATGCCCTGGTGGTTGACGGGGAGCGTTTTTCCGGGGAGTGTCCGTTGTCCAGAGAGGGGCGGACGCTGACGGTGAGGCCCAGGGGGCTGACGACGGATGATGTGGGCGCCGGGAGCATGGTGCGCCTGGAGTGGACGCAGGCGGCGGAGTCCGTCAATAAGAGCGGGAACGGGAATGCGGCCAGCATTTTCATGAGCCGTTTTTTAACGGCGGGTACGGTGGTGACGCTGCAGGGATGGAGGTCTGTCCAGTCGGGGATGGAGATTGTGCTGCCTTCCACGATCAAGGGGATGTCCGGCGGCAGGTATGCGGAGGTGTTCAGCGCGATGGAGGAGGCGTCTTACACGGTGCCGGAGGATGGTTTGTTTTTGATTAGCGTACAGGCATGGACGGAGAGTAATGTGAAGTTGCGTTCCCGGGTGCGGGTGGAGGTGCCGGCCTGCACGGCGTGGATGGAGGCGGAGGCGGCCGAGGTGACGGCTTCCGCGGAGTATTCTCTTTGGGATAATGTTTCCGCGGTTCCGGAGGGGGTTCCTCCGTCCGGGGAGTCGTTGATGTGGAGTTTCGCGGCGTTCCGGGGGGTGTACGGGTTTCCTTCCCTGGTGGATGTGTTTCAGCAGCGCCTGGTGTTGGCCGCTACGCAGGCCCAGCCGCAGACGGTGTGGTTGAGCAAGACGGATGACCTCAACAGTTTCGAGGTGGGGAAGCAGGATGATTCCGCGCTGGCTTTGACGTTGAGCACCACAACGCAGAACAGGATTTGCTGGCTGATGGCGCAGAGTTCCCGGCTGCTGCTGGGGACGGCGGACGCGGAGTGGACGGTGTCTGGGGGCCAGGGGGTGATGACTTACGCCAACGCGCGGGCGGACAGCCACGGGTTTGTGGGGTCTTCCGATGTTCCGGCCCTGATGGCGACCGATAAGGTGCTGTATGTGGAGAGGGGTGGCGGACGGGTGTATCAGTACGGGTATGATTATGAGAGCGACGGGTTCGTGTCCCGCGATTTGACGGTGTTCGCCGATCATGTGCTGGCCGGCGGCGGCGGGGTTACTTCCGGGGATTTTATGAGGAAGCCCCACCCGCGGGCGGTGATGACCCTGGCGGACGGCACGCTGGCGCTGATGACTTATAATAGCATGCACCAGGTGCATGCCTGGCACCGTCACAGGACGGAGGGGCGGATGTCCAACGCCGTGGTGCTGCCCAATGGGACCGGGGAGGATTTGCTGTTTGTGTCCGTGGAGCGTGAGGATGGGCGGTTTGTGGAGGTGTTTGATCCGGACGGCCCGTTTGTGGATGCCGGCGCGTGGGATTTTACGTCCACGGTGGTGACGAATGCGCTGGATGTGGCGGAGTCCCTGGGCAGGGATAGACAGGCCGCGGCCGTGCGCGTGTTTTTTGCTTCCGATACGGCCCCGGCCGGTATTGAGGTGTCCAATGACGGGAGCGCCTGGGACCGGTTGAGCAAGACCAGGACGATGGAACGGGGATGGCATGAGGTGCTTCCGTCCGCCATGTGGAGGCGGGATGTGCGGTTTGGCATCCGGGTTTCCGGGGACCGCCCCCTTGAGTTTTTAGCTGTTGATACGCAATGACGGAGCCTGCGAAGACGAGACCGGATTGGAAGGAGCTGCTGGCCGACAGGTGGTGGCGCCTTAATCATTTGTATTGGATTGAGGATAAGGAGGGCCGGATGGTGCGCTTCCGCCCGAATTGGGCCCAGGAGGAGCTTTTTCACGGGCTTTGGTTCCGCAATACGATTTTGAAGGTGCGCCAGCTGGGGATTTCTACGTTTTGCGCCATTTATATGCTGGATCTTTGCCTGTTTGGGAGGAATCAGCATTGCGGGATTATTGATAAGACGCTGGAGGACGGGGAGGCCAAGCTGCGCAAGATTGCTTTTGCTTATGAGCATTTGGATTTTTTGCCGGAGAATCCGACGATGGAGGACCGGGCGCTGGCTGCTTTGGGGAGGATGGTTAAGGAGGGGTGCGCTGTGGTGGAGAAGAGGGCCACCCGCATGGCCTGGTCCACGAACGGGTCTGTTGATGTAGGGGTTAATTTGCGCGGGTCCACTCTCCAGTTTTTGCATATTTCCGAGTTTTCCTATACGGCGCTGCATGATCCGGCCAGGGCCAGGAAGATCCGCACGGGCGCGTTGAATACCGTTGGCAAGAGCTGCGTGGTGGTGATGGAGTCCACCCACGAGGGAGGGAAGGCCGGGCTGGCTTACCAGTTGATGGAGCAGGCTATGGAGATGGTGGGCAAGCCTCTTTCCAGCCTGGATTTCAGGTTTTTCTTTTTTTCCTGGATCCAGCATCGGGAGTATTGCCTGGAGGGGGTGGAGCCGAGGCTGGATGATTTTTTGCGGGATTATTTTTCCGATTTGAAGAGGCGTTACGGGATTGAGTTGTCCGAGGGGCAGAAGGCGTGGTACGCTACCCAGTACAGGATTAACGGGGCGGAGGTGAAGCAGGAGTTTCCCACCGTGCCGGAGGAGGCTTTGCAGACGTCCGTGGAGGGGGCTATTTACGGGAGGTGGATTTCTGCCCTGCGGGCCGAGGGGAGGATCGCCGCCGAGTTTGAAGTGGATGACGTGGCTCCGATTTATGCTTCCTGGGATTTGGGGTTGAGCGATTTTATGGCGATTTGGCTTTGGCAGGTGGTGGGCGGCAGGTATTACGCGCTGGATTATATTGCCGGGAATAATCAGGCGGTTGATTATTACGTGGGGCAGATCCGGATGAGGGAGAGGGAGTTCGGGCCTGTCGCCCTGCACCTGCTGCCGCACGATGCGGCCAGGAGGGATTTTTCCAAGACGTCTTTTGAGTCCGTGCTGCAGCGGGCCGGGTTCCGCACGGCGATTGTGCCGCGCACGTCCGATGTCTGGACCGGGATTAACGCGCTGCGGAATATGCTGCGTTTTTGCGTGTTTCATGAGCGCTGCAACCGGCGCCCGGAGATTGACGGGCAGAAGTATGTTTCCGGGGTGGGTTCCCTGGAGTATTACCGAAGTTTGCCGCCGGGGTCCAACGGGTGCGTGCGGGAGATGCCGCTTCATGACGCCTGTTCCCATGGCGCGGATGCGGCCCGGACGTTTGCCGAGGCGGTGAGCCGCGGCCTGGTGTCCGGTCATGCCGGGGAGCCGGAGAAGGTGAAGAGGCCTCACAGACGCCCCGACGCTCTGGAGGGGATGCTTTATTGAGATGCGGCAGGGATAGAAACATTGATTCTCGCCAACTTGAAGGAAGTCCGCCCTCATGCGATTGTTGGGGAATGGATAAGCTGACGTTTTTTTCACAGTGCCTTTCCCTGCTGGGGGATCAGGAGTTTGTGATGGATTCCCCGGCGGCCAGGGCTTGCGAGTTGTGGTTTCCTTCCGTGATGCTGGAGGCCGTTTCCTATGGCCCGTGGTCGTTTGCCACGAAGGAGGCCGTGCTGGCGTGCCCGGAGGGGAACGGCCGGTTTCCGCTGCCGGAGGATTGCCTGAAGTTGTTGAAGGTGGAGGCCAGGCGCTGGCGCATGGCCGGCCGCGTGGTGATTTGCGAGGAAGCTCCTTCCCTGCTGCAGGTGCGGTTTTTGTCCAATGAGGCGGCTTTGGCAGAGATGCTGCCGGATCATGAGCCTTTGTTTGTGGAGGCCGTGAAGTGTTTGCTGGCTTCCAAGGTGGCGGCCACGGTGACGGGCAAGCCGCAGAATGTGGGCGTGTTTTTGGAGTTGTACAGGGGGTATGTTGCCGATGCCCTTTATCACGATGTGAGCCAGCGCGGGAGCAATGACCAGCATCCGCTGAAGGATATTTTGGAGCGTTCCATTTTGTAGGGTTATGGGCAGTATCGGTTCTTATGTGACGAACAGGGCCAACGCGAAGAGCGCGCTGGCACAGGGACGGGCGGCGCGGGATGCCGCGTATGTGAATGCGGCCAATACCGAGGCGGAGTCCGCTTCCGCTTTGCGTCTTGCCGCCGAGAATATGGCGACAGCCAGGCGCAATCAGACGGCCGCCACGGCTTCCGTGCGGGCTGGGAGGGGCGCTTCCGGGTTTACTTCCGAGGGGTCCGGCAGCCAGGCGGAGCTCGCCGCGGCCGAAGTGCTGGAGAAGCAGATTTCCGATTTGTCCCTGGGCGCGGCGATCAGCGACCAGAGCAAGCGCCATGAGGCGGCGATGCAGCGCTGGGAGGGGGATTCCGCGCTGGTGAGCGCGCAGAATCAGGCGGCGGCTTATAAGTCCGCCGCTTCCGGGGCCCTGGTGTCCACGGGGCTTCAGCTTGGCGGGGCTTTGATCGGCGGCATTGGCGCCGGAATGGGGGCTTTCGGTTCGACGACGGCCGCCCAGGGGGCTTTTGCCGGTTATAATCTGGGCGGTTTGGCCGGGAGCGTGTTTCCCGGGTCTACGGCGGATCCCCGCCAGGGGATGATGACGCTGGGGTCTTGGGCGGCGAGTCCGGAGAAGAGCGGGTTTTCTTTTTACGATTACCTGGGCGGCCAGAAGTGGAATCCTTACAGGAGCGTGTGGCGATGAATGCGTTTGATGCGACCGTGAGCGCTTATGCGGAGGTGGGCCGGGATTTGTGGACGGATGTGAAGGATTGCGCGTCCCTGGGGCTGGCGTTCATTTCCCCGGAGGAGGTGTGCCTGGCTCTGCCCTCCGAGAGGCTGGGTGAGTTGTGTTTTCCTCCTGTGGGCATGCCGGATCTTCCGGAGAGGTGCTTGTTTGTGTGGTGGGCGGCCGGGGAGCCGCGCGAGCTGGCCCGGCTGGCCCGGCAGTTTTCCCGCAGAGGTTTTACGCATGTGGCCTGGCAGCGGTTTTTGCGCGGGCCGAAGGTGCATGTTTTTTCCATTGATCAACTTACCGGTTTTATATCACGATGAGCGAGTTTTCTTTATACGGCGGGCCGTCCCTGCAGACGGCCAAGGCTGATCCAGGTGTCGCGGCGCGGGCCGCCAATGGCGATCAGGGTCAGGTGCTGGGCGCGTCCGTCCAGAAGGCCGAAGAGGCGGTTCAGGGGAGCGCGGAGGCGTTTGCCAGGATTTCCGATTTCGGGGAGATGCAGCGGCAGGAGGTGGAGCTGCGACGCATCCGGGACGAGTCCGACGCGAAGTTTTCCAGGATGCTGGCTTTCGCGCCGGGCACGAAGGAGAGCGTTTTTGAGAAGGACGGTTCCATCCGGCAGGGGAAGCTGAAAGATTTGGCTTACGAGTTCGGCCAGAAGATTGACGCGCTGGGAGGCAGTTTTTTCCACCCGGAGAGCGCCATGAAGGCGGAGGCTGTCAGGGCTTCCGTGAGGTCAAGCCTGCCGGAACGTTATTGGGGGCTGGCTGCCAAACATCAGCTGGGCGTTGCCAGACAGGCTTTCGATACGAGTTTGAAGCTGGCCGAGGAGAAGCAGGATTGGGGCGGTTACGAGAGGTCTGTTGATGACGCCGTAGCTTCCGGCACGATTTCCCGTGACGAAGGTGAGCTGCGTTTATTGAGAGGGAGGAAGAAGGCTTCCCGCCATCATTTTGAGAACCTGGCCGCGACTAACCCGGATCTTGCCGCCGAGATGATTAACCGCGGGGAGCTGGACGGGTATTTTTCCGCCTCCGAACAGGATGAGATGATGCGTTCTTTGCGGCGTCAGGACGACAACAGGCTTACGGAGGTAGTCGAGCAGACGGCTTCCCGTCCTAAGTCAAAGAACGACAGGCAGGCCGTGACGAATGCTTTGCTGTCCGGTCCCGTCTATCAGGAAGAATTGGGGTTTCATGCGGTTTATGAGAGCGACGGGGATTACAGCGCCTGCGCTCCGCAGATTGATTCTTTCATTTACCGGGTTGCGGATATGGTGAGGGCTGGAGAAGAAGGGCCGGATTTGGCGAGCAAGAAGGAAAATGTGATCCTTCTGTGCAAGCGTTACGGGAAGTCAGCCGAGTTCCAGAAAGACATTTTGAACCGCATGGATAAGTGGGCGGGGAGAAAAAACGAATATCCCGTATTAAAGGTGTCCGAGCGAATGCGGGAAATTGCTGAAATGCCGCTGTATCGGCAAGCGGATTACAATCAGGCTATAGGCACGCTGCACAGTGAAGCGGCGGGAGCCTATGGACTGTATCTGGATTCCGCTCTTGGGGCCGGTATGAAAGCCAAGGGCAAGGAAGAATGGATGCAAGAGTATAAAAAGGAGAAGATCGAGAACCTGCAAAAGAATCTTGCCGCCAAAACCGAAGGCGACGTACGTGATGCGTTTGAGGTGTGGTACGAAGGGTACAAGAGCATGAACAACGGCAAGGAACCTTCTTCAATTATTCAGGAAGAAAAGTTCCAAACAATTTTAAGAGAAGTAACAGGACGTAGGGATTTAATCATTCCCAAACGGGGCGCTCTGATAGACCGGGAGCAGGAAGAAGTGTCTATCATCTGGAAGAGGGGGGACGACGAACGGCTTAATGCTGGACCCAAATTATTGAGTGAAGGGGAGAAGCAGACGCTGCGCCGGAAGGATATGTTGCGCAAGCCGTTTACGTTCCCTGCCATGGTTTCCGTAGATACCGTGAATACGAACGCGCCCGCCGGAATTCTTCTGCCGGAGAGCATGAGGCAGCGGTTTGGCGACGACGTTTCCGGACTGGCCGCCCTGGTTCCTTCTTCCTCTTCTTCCCGCCGCGGGAAGCCCCTTCCCGTGGTGGGCTACACCAGGGGGAGTTCCCCCCAGCTTACCCTGTCCGGCGCCAGCAAGCTGCGGATGACGTTTTCTTCCAAGATGGATACGAATGTGACGATTTCCCCTGCCAGCCCGGAAATGAGGGAGTTTTTCAAGAGAGAATATCCGGGAAGCCAGGATTGGAAGCAGGATGCCGGAGAGTCCAGGGTGCCTGCCGCCAAGCTGGGGGGGCTGGGACAGTACAGCCAGGCTTTTTATGATGCGGGAAGGAAGTATGGCGTGGATCCGAAGCTGTTGATGGCTATTGCCATGCACGAGACCGGCAAGGGAACGAGCGCCGCTTTCCTGCGCAAGAATAACGCCATGGGCATCAGCCCGAATGGAGGCGGCCCGCGCGCTTTTTCCTCCGTGGAAGAGAGTATTAATTACGCCGCCCGCCTGTTGAGGAAGCATTATCTGGACCAGGGGTTGACGACGATTGCCGCCATTGGCGGGAAGTACGCTCCGGCAGGAGCCGGGAATGATCCGCGCGGATTGAATAAGCATTGGGTCAACGGCGTAAGCAAGTATTACAAATCATTTTAACATTGAACATATTATAAATATTTTTCACCATGAACGACAATTTTTCCTTTGACGGGGCCGACGCTGCGGATATGCCTCTGGATCTTTCTTTTTCCTCCCTGCCGCTGCCGGAGGGCGAGGCTGCCGCCGGATTTCACCTGCCGGAGATGACGCCGGCGCAGGAACAGGCGAAGGCGGATTCTCCAAAGCTGGTTGACGAATGGCGGCAGGATGTCCAGATGCTTGACGACGGCGGATTGAATGGGCTGGAAGAACGCGCCGGTCTTGAAGCCGGGGTTTCCCTGGATGCCGAAGCGGCGGAGGAAGAAGGTTCCGAATCCTTCAATCCCCAGTTGGGGGATATGGATTCCGTGCGCCGCAAGGGGTCCATGTTAATGAAGGGTGTGGAGGAACGGAAACGAGAACAGGCGCGCGACCGGCAGAACATGGTCATGAACCTGCTGCGCGCAGGCAGAAACGATCAGGAAGCGTTGAAGCGTATTGCTGAACGTTGGGGCGAAGATGCTGTTTCCCGCCTTGAATCCGCTAATGAGGAAGATCGTTCCTATATGCTGGGTATGTGGTTGGAAGAAGTTCTGGGAGATGGAGATAGAGATGTTGGATTTCAGATTTACAAGAATACTCATGATTTGTGGGGCAAGGGTATTGTCTCCCCGGAACAGGTGTGGAAGGACTTTGCGGAACGCGGCAAGGATATTGTGGAGAGGGAAGACCGCCAGCGCGTGGAGCGTGAACGCAGGATCAGCGATCTTAATGGAGTGGTGAGCCGCTACGTGAGCGGAGAGCAGGATTCTCTTTCCGCCGATGAGCGAATGGCGTTGTTTCATGCCGGGGTGAGTGTGGCGAGCATGGAGAAGGCCAGGCGCGGAGTACGCCTCATGGAAGCGTTTGAGCAGGATTCCAGGCTGTATCATGATGACATTGCCGATGATTTGTTTGGCATCATCGGGAATGATGACGATGCCTTGACGATGCTTTGCAATTTGTTGAGAAACAGATCCAGGAGAACGGCCCATGACCGGCTGGGCATGGGCGGCGCGGAAAAGAGGGCGGATGAGGCGTACCAGGAGGTGATGGAGAATTCCAATCCATTGGTGATGGCCGTGGCTGGTCAGTCAATTCTGAATGCTAAAATGACCGCTGGCGGCCTCATGACCGGCAAGGTGGCGGGAGTGAAAACGAAGCGTTCCCTGGAAAGGGCGTTGCAGAATATGCGTTCCCATGAGGATGCCCGAATGAAAGCGGCGGCTTTACAGGTATCCGTTGCCAAGGCCCGGCAGATGGGACTGTCCGACGCGGAAGCTTTTGAGTTGGCAGGAGTCCAGGAGCAGGAGCGCCGCGAATTGCAGCAAAAGCGCAGCAGGATTTTTTCCGCCCTGACTACCGCTCTTGAGGGAGGGGAAGATGATTACTTTTCCAGCGACGAGGCTTCCTCTTTAAGCAAGGTGGGCTACCACCTGGGCAGCATGACGGGGGACACGGCGCCCTGGTTTCTTCCTTACGCCGGACCGCTCATTGGCCTGAATACGTCCATGCAAAGGCGGCGTGAAGAAGGGTACATGCTGGGGCTGGACGTGGACGAGATTGAGAAGCGCGCTTTCTGGTTCGGGGCGGCGGACGCGGCGGAGGAAATGATCGGGTTTCACGGGTTGTTCAGGGCAACGCCTCTTTACAAGGGAGTCCGAAAGCTGCTCCGAACCAAGAAGGGGGCCGGAGTGAGGGCGCAGGTTTCCGGCAGTCCGGCGGCCCAGTATGCGCTGCAAGGGGTGGCCGGGACGGTGGAAGAAGGCATTTTGGAACCCACGGCCGGCTATTTAATGAGATCGGCCATCAATCCCCTGCTGGATGATGAGCGCGGCAAGCAGACATGGGATCAATACGCCAGTGAGCTTTCCCAGATGACTTCCGGGGAACAGGGGCTTGCCCTGCTGGCGTTCAGTTTTGGATTGTCCGGATTGAATTATTCCCAGTTGAGCCGGGCCGCCAGGGAGTTCAGGCTTTCCCTGAAGAATTATGAAGCGTTGGGAGGCACGGCCCAGGGGTATCTGGAGGCCAGGGAGGAAAAGACCGCCGAAGGTTTTTTGAATAAGGCCCTTGCCAATTTGCATGATTCCTGGATGGAGGATCCGCAGTCTTCCATGGAGCGGGCGAGCGCGGCTGCCGGAGAACGCCTTTCCGGGGAACGCATTGAGTCTTTGCGGGAGCTGGACGCGTGGCGGGCTGCCGAGGATGCCGGCATGGTGCCGCGGGTGGAGCCGGCGGAACAGGAGGGGATGTTCCGTGTGTATGCTCCGGCGCGCAGCACGAAAGCGAAGCGGGAGGATTCCACTGCCACCACCGGCCAGCAGGAGGAAAGCAATCAACCCTCTTACACGCTGATGGACGGCGAGCAGATGACGGCTTATTTACAGGCGTTTGTGAGCGAGCAGATGGAGAGTGACATCCTTTACACGCAGCATTTGCTGGCCGGGGACGTGACGGTGAGACAGGCCCTGGCCCAGGGGCGTTTTGACGCGGCGGAGGTGATTACGCGCACAGTGACGGATGAACAGACAGGGGCCGAACGGGTGGTGATTGCCCCGGAGACGCTGGGGCAGATGAAGGCCCGCGCGGATATGGCGATGGCCGCTATCCGCGCCCTGGAGGCGGAGGGTGTGAGTTATGAGGATGCCGCCGCCCGCATGGATGCCTCGTTGAGCGAGCATCTTCCGCTGGGAACTCTTGTGAAGACATGGGAGGAAGCCCAGGAACGCATCAGGACGGAACAGGCCCGCACCCCAGAGTTCAAGGTTCCGGCCATGGATGCCCCGTTTTCCAACGCTTATGTGACGAAGGTCCGCCGGGGAGATACGTTCCGCCGGGTGTTGAGGTATGCCCGCGGGAATGCGACGGTGGAGGATTTGATGGAGGAAGCGATGGAACAGGCTGTCATCTCCTGGCAGGCGGAGCAGGGTTTGACCTGGGGCGAGTTCGGCGCGATGCTCCAGGAGGCGCAGAGGGCGATGAATGATTTGTTCCCGGAGGCGCGGGGGGAGGAGATGCAGTTTATTCACCTGGACGCCGGGAAGCCGGTGACGGGTCATGACGCGATTGAGGCGTTTTCCAAGATCGGGCGTTCCCGCTGGCTGGCGGACGCGGTGAATCATCCTTCCCTGCCCTCCTGGCTGCGGAAGCTGCTGAATCACCTGGTGAAGTTCCTGGGGGCTTTCAAGGCGCGCGTGGAGCTGGGCGAGATGGTGCGCCAGGCGGAGGAACAGGGCGTGTTTACCCTGCCGGTGCGCCAGGCGCTGGCGGTGATGCTGGATGCGGGGAATGCCCTGTACCGGGACCAGCAGGGGGATTTGATGGAGTTGTCCATGGAGCGCGCCAGAGCGCAGGCGGAGCTGGACGCGATGTTTGGCGCGGGCGTGGCGACGGAGGCCCGGACGCTGGAGGATGAGCTGGCGGAGAGCAGGAAGGAGGATGAGGAGCGCCGGAAGGAGGCCGAGGATGAGGCGCGGGCGCCGGAGAATTCCCCGGAGGCGCAGGAGGCGCGGCGCGAGCGGGAGCAGGCCCGCGTGGAGGCGCTGGGCGAGCCGGATGGGTCAGGCGTGTTTAACGGGGCGTTTATTGAGGTTCAGGAGGGGGTGCGCCTTGGGTTTATTGATAAAAATAAGCTGACGCTTTGCCCGGATGTGCCCCAGTTTAAGCAGGGCGCGGATGAGCAGACCGGGGTGGTGAATCCGATTGTGGGGGCGTGGCAGCGCAACGCCGCGCCGATTTCCGTGTGGCGGCGGGAGGATGGTTCGTTACAGGTGATTAGCGGACGGCACCGTTTTAACGCCTGCACGGATGAGGATATTAATTGCACGGTGTATGATGAGGCGGCCGGGTTTGATTTGGATTGGGCGCAGACGCATGACGTGGAGAATAATATCCGGGACGGGCAGGCTTCCCTGTTTGAGATTGCCCGGTACGTGAGCCAGAAAGGGTTGACGAAGGAGGAGGCTGTGGAGAGGGGGATTTTCCGCAAGGGGCAGTCCCGGCGCGGGGTGGAGTTGGGCATGTACGGCTGTTCCGATTTGCTGGACGCGCTGGGCAATGAGCTGGTTTCCCCGGATGACGCCTGGCGCGTGGCGATGGCGTTCCGCAATCAGACCGAGGTGCAGCGGGCCGGGCTGCGGGCCCTGATGGAGGGGAAGAGCTGGCAACAGGCTTTTGCCGTGATGCAGGTGGCCGCGAATATGGACCGCATCCGCGGGCTGGCGGAGGCGGCCGGGATGACGTTTGAGACGGATTTGTTCGGCAATTCCCACGCGGAGGAGTATTTCGCAAGGCTGGCGCAGTACGCCGCCGCCCGCGTGAGCGAGCTGACGAGGGAGATTTCTTCTATCAGCGGGGCGAGCAGACGCCCGGAGACGGCCAGGAAGTATGGCGTGGATGTGAGGGATGCCGGCGCGCTGGAGGCGGTGGTGAAGGATTTGAAGGCGCAGAGGGCCCGATGGCAGAACTTCGGCCTGCATGAGGATTTGATTAAGGAGGCCAATGACGCCGTGATGGTGGAGCTGGGGGTGAAGACGCGGGAGGAGGTGGACCGGGAGAACGGGGTTCTGCCGTTGGAGGCGCCGGAACAGGAGGCGGTTTCCGCCGATACGGGGATGTTGCAGCTTTCCCAGGATGTGAGCCGGATGCTGGACGCGGCGCTGGCGAGGGGGGCCGCCCCTGCGGAAGATGAGGCTCCCGCAACGAATTTTTCCCTGGTGTCCATTCCTTCCGGGGAGGTGATCACTACCGCCGCCGAGATGCGGGCAAGGTTGAAGCCGTTGCAGGGCAAGGTGTTCGTTAATAAGAATACGGGGATCCAGGCTGTGATTGAGGCACGCGTGTCTGGAAAGACGGTGGGTAAGGCGCAACAAGCCCAGATGTCTGTCGCCAATCTGAAAGCCGTGGGGTTTTCCGCGGAGGAGGCTCGCAAGATTCATTACACGGCGGCAACCCGCATTCATGAACTGTTTGAGAATGCGGAAGATGGTCGTTTTGAAGAGGAGTACAAGGATGATCCCTCCCGTGCCGGAGCTTACCATTTCTTCAATACAGTGGAGATTGAGGGGATAGGGAGTTTTGACGTAAACGTCACGGCTCTTGCACTTAAAAATGAAGATCAAAAACTCCTTTACACTCTTGAGCTGACAATAGAAAACCCCAAAGGCGTCTCAGTCGCCTATCCCAATCCTGATATTCAGGGGGACGCTTACTCGGCCTCCGGGGTTTCTACTCGCAATCTATCTTCTTACCGCTCTTTTGTCGAGAAGGAAAAGGCGTCCATCAGGAAGAAGGCGGTCGCTGACGGGACGTTCATGAAGGCTCCTAACGGGGCAGATACGAATTTGACGGAAGACCAGTGGCTTTCCGTGCGCACGGCGGCGTTTAAGAATTGGTTTGGGGATTGGGAGCATGACCCGCAGAACGCTTCCAAGGTGGTGGACGAGAACGGGGAGCCGAGGGTGGTGTATCATGGGAGCCATCAATGGTTTACTTCTTTTAACGATGGCAAGCAGAGACAGCAGAGCGGCGCCCCGGCAGGCACGATATTCGCTAATGATAACCGGGAGATAGCGGTAAGTTTTGCGGATTATTACGGGGGCCACGCAGACGAGGTGATTTTGGATCCGAATGATGAACGCCACCCGCGCTATTCCTGGGGGATTTACAGAGAAGGCGGCATTTATGACTTGTTCATGAATATCCGGAATCCGCTGGTGGTGGATTTTGAAGGGAGGCCATGGCTTGATTCTTCAAAGGGTGGCGACATCAACGCTTTGTGCAGTAAGGCAAAGGAGAGTGGGCATGATGGGGTGATTGCTTTGAATATCGTGGATGCAGGTCTCAATGATCAGGAGAATGTCCCTGCTTCTACGGATTATGTGGCCTTTGATTCCGTACAGGTGAAGAGCGCCACGCAGAACCGGGGGACGTATGACCCGAAGAATCCGGATATTACGTTTTCCGTGATAGGCCCGAATGCGGCCACTTGGGGAAAGTATGCCGATAAGGCTTTCGCCGGAAGGGATGACGGCAAGTTGCGGGCGGAGATTGACGCGAGCCAGGCAAGCTTGAAAGCTCCGGAGAATTTTCCGTTTTTAAGCATGTTTGATGAGTGGTCCAGGGGAATGGGGTACAGGAAGAATCCCGTATGGCGCGGGCTTCTTGAGGATGTGCTGAATTTTGATGAGCTGTATGAGGCTTATCCTTCTTTACGGAAGATGTATGTTTTTGCGTACAAGAATAAAAAGGATTCAGCCCGTGGTTATTATGATTCCGAAGAACGCTCCATTACGATCAATCTGGCCCATATCGGGCCGATAGGGGCACAGCTTTCCACCCTTCTTCATGAGATTCAGCACGCCATACAGGATATTGAAGGCTTTGCCAGAGGGAGCAATCTGGAGGAAGGTAGGAGCCTTGATGACTATATGCGTTCCGCTGGTGAGATTGAGAGCCGGAATGTGGAGAAACGCATCCTGTGGGATGGAGAGCGCAGAGAGTCAAAGCCGTTTAATGATACGCTGGAGTTCCCAGGTGAGGCGATTGTTTCTTTTTCCATTGCCTCGGCACAGGAACAGGGTTTGTTCCATGACGGCCATTTTGAAGCGGGCAACGCTGTGATTACGGAACCGGGGGTGACGTTTTCCATTGCCGCCCTGCATGCTTCCCCGCATTCTTTCCGGAAGTTTGATACGGCGTTCATGGGCAAGGGGGAAGGAGCGCAGGCGTATGGCTGGGGGCTGTATTTTGCGGAGAATCCGAAGGTGAACCGGAGTTATCTGAACCAGTTCGCGCAGGACAAGGCGACATGGAAGTTCCGGGAGGTGGAGACTGCCGCTATAGAGGAGATGCAACGGGCCCTGGTAGGCAGTTTTTTGCCGAAGGATGCCCTGCCGGAGGCGAAGGAGGACGCGTCAGATATCGCCTGGTCTGTTCTTGGCGATTTGGTTG